CGTTGCCGCTACTGGCGCAACAACTGGCGCAACCGGCGCCGGCATGGATTCCGCCACCAGAGCGGCGTTGTACGGCTCGGAAGGATACGGGGCCGGGATGACCGGCGCCCAAACGTCGGCCTACGACACGGTCCTCGGGGCTACCGGCAGCAAAACAGCCGCAGACATTGCGTCTACGGTAACGGGCGCTGGCGGCAGCCTCCTTGACAAAGCCGTTCAACTCGTCACCAGCCCCGTCGGCCAAGCTGTCGTAGGCGGCGTCGGCAGCGTCGTCGGCGGCGTGCTGGAAGCCAACGCGGCAGAGAAGGCCGCAGAAACGCAGTCACAGGCTGCGGCAAACGCTCTTGCCCTGCAGCGGGAGATGTTCGAATACCAGAAGGGGCTGCTGGAGCCGTACCGCACTGCCGGCACGAAAGCGCTGGAGCGCCTGTCCGGTGCGATGGGCCTCGGCGGCCCGGGATCGCAGCAGCAGATGCTGGAGATGGACCCGGGCTACGGGTTTCGTCTGGGCGAGGGGCTGAAAGCGCTGGAGCGCATGCAGGCGTCGCGGGGCAATTTCCTGTCGGGCGGCGCGCTGAAAGCGGGTCAGCGGTTTGCGCAGGATACGGCGTCGCAGGAGTACGACCGAGCGTTTGGAAGACTCTCAGATATTGCGGGCATCGGCCGATCTACTAGCACCCAGATGGGCAACGCAGCGTCCGGCTTCGGCACTTCTGCCGGCAACATCATGGGCCAAGAGGCCAACGCGCTGGCGGCGGGGCGTTTGGGCCGCACCTCGGCTTACACTGGGGCTCTCGGCGGGGCGCTGAACTCGTTCCAGAACTATCTGAACCGGCAGCAAGAAGAACGCCTCGTCCGAGACATCTTCGGGCGCACCACTGTTGGGGGCTGAAATCATGCAACTTGACACCCGATTGCCCTTGATGGCCGGCCAACGGCAGCCGATGCAGTTTGCGCCTGAATCGCAGTTGCAGACGCTGTCGCGGATTGCGCCTGGGATCAATGCGCTGCGGGGGGTGCAACAGCAGCAGATGGAAACTGCCGAGGCTGTGCGCAAGCAGCAGGCGTACCAGCAGTTTCAGTCTGAGGTCGCCAAGGCGTTTCCAGGCGGCGTGAAAGAACTGGCTCGCGTTTTTATGACGCAGGGCACGACCCCTCAGCACTTTGAAGTCGGCCAGAAGCTGATGCAGACGGCGATGGAGGAGGACGAGCGCCAGAAGATTTTTGGCGGCGGTGCTGGGAGCGGTGGCGGCGCGCCTGCGATGGCCGAGCAGCCTGCCGCCATGCCGGCCGCAGCACCAGAAGCAGCGCCAGATATGGACTTTGGCGCTGCCGGTGGCGCTCGGCCTGTGAACGCCATGATGGCACAGGCTGCGCCTGCGCCTATGGGGGCGCCTGCCGCGCCCGCAAAGATGCTGGATTACGCTGGCCGGCAGTATTCGTCGGAGCAAGTCGGGCAGATGCTGCAAAGCAGAAGCCCTCAGTTGCAGCAGCTTGGGCGGTCAATTGCGGATGCGAACAAGCCCAAAACGGATCGAGAATTTGCGCCGTCAGAAATCTCGCGTTTGCAGCAAGAGATTGCTCAGTTGCCAACAGGTGACCCGCGAAGGACTCCGCTGGAGCAGCGAATTCAAATGCTGACAACGCGGCCGCCAGCGGCATCAACTAACGTGCAAGTGAATTTGCCTGAGCTAGAGAAAAAAGAGCGCCAATCCAAGGGCGAGTTTAACGTCAAGCTCTACGAAACAATTTCTCAAGCGGCTAGGCTTGCAGCAAGAACTTTGCCGGCAATTGATACGCAGATCAATATTCTTGACCAAGGATTCAGAACTGGCTTTGGCGCCGAAGCGCAAAAAGCAGCGGCATCTGTGCTATCTGCTCTCGGCGTTCCTGAGGCAACAAAGTACGCGTCGGACGCTCAGGCTTTTACTTCGGCCCTCAATCAAATGGTGCTGCAGCGCCAGCTTGAACAGAAAGGCCCGCAAACCGAAGCCGACGCACAGCGCATTACGCAAACAGCTTCGCAACTTGGCAACACAAGAGAAGCCAACCGATTTATTTTGGACGTCACCAAGGCGCAAAGCAAGCGCGACATTGAGCAGAGGTCGTTTTGGGACAAATGGTGGAAAGAGAATAAGACGTACGAGGGCGTTGAGGATGCTTGGTACGCTGGCGATGGTGGAAAGTCTCTGTTTGATCGTCCAGAACTTCGTAAGTACGTGCCGCAGCCTGCGGCCAATCCGCCTGCGCGCACTCCGCAGACTGGTCGGCCGGCTGGCGTTGGCGCCGACTGGACGCTGAAGCAGGACGCCAAGGGCAATCGAGCGTGGGTTAGCCCTGATGGCAAGCGTTTTGTGGAGGTCAAATAATGGCGTTCGACCTTTCAACTGCCAAGCCGGTTGAACAAGAGCTTTCCTCGGGCTTTGATCTTGCCACCGCTCGATCTGCGTCAGAAGTCCCCGGCCCACGACGCCGCGCTTCTACAATGGACATCATCACCAGCGCGCCATACCGCGCTATTGCTGGTGCGGCAGACATTTTGCTGACGGCGCCAGAAAACGTGGCCAATCTTGCAAAGATGGGATTTGGCACGGCAGCTACTGCGTTGGGCAGGCCTGACCTTGCGCCAGACGTCACCGCGCCTCGGCAGCCCGTTGCAGAAGCGTTCAAGCGTGCCGGCCTGATCCGCGAGCCGCAGGGGGAAACAACTGCAGGCCAGCGAGTGCTTGACGTTGCTCTGCAAGGTGCGACAGGTGCCCTTACTGGGGGTGCTGGCGCTATTGGTCAAACCGCGAGAACGCTGCCACAACTGGCACGTGCTACGACTGGCATGGCCGCAACTGGCGCTGCTGCCGGTGCGGCAGGCCAAGGCGTCACTGAGGCGACTGGACAACCGCTGCTTGGCGCCGCAACTTCTATGGCAGTTCCGGGGGCCGCCATCAGCGCTGCGCAGGCTCGGCAGGCGTCACTGCAAGCCCAGCAGTCTCGCAACGCTGTGCGCGATTTGACGCTACGACAGGCGCAAGCTGAGGGCTACATTGCAACGCCCGGAAGCATTACGCCATCAACCCAAAACGTGCTGGCGGAACGCCTTGGGGGCAAGATACGAACGCAGCAAGAATTTGCCGTCCGCAACCAAGAGGTCACTGATCGTCTTGCGCGAAGGGCTCTCGGATTGCCTCCAGATGCAAGGCTTGAACGCAACACAACGCAGCAGATTCGCAGGGACGAATTTCAAAGAGGATACGAGCCGCTCAATCGAATTGGAGCCGTGAGAACCGATCAGGACTTTGACAACGCCTTGAGCAATGTGCTGCAGGCGTACACTGGCCCAGGTCGGTCATTCCCGGGCGCTATCCCGCAACCTGTTGTTGATCTGGTCAATTCGTATCGCGTGGGGCAGTTTAATTCTGCAGACGCCTTGCAAGCCACTAGAACGTTGCGAGAGCAGGCCAACGCCAACATTTCTCGCGGTGACAACGCGCTTGGTTTGGCGCAAAGAGCCGTCAGCAATGCGCTTGAAGACCAGATTGAGCGCTCGTTGCAACAGGCTGGCAATCCAAACGCTCAGGCCATGCTTGAGCAGTTCCGAGCATCTCGGCAGCGCATGGCGATCAGTCACGCGGTAGAAAACGCCATCATTGAAGGAGGAGGGTCCGTCAACGCAAGGCAGCTCGCCAATGATTTGCAAACCAGAGGCAGATACTTCAGCGGCGACCTAGACCTGATCGCACGATTTGCCAACATCTCGCGGCCGGTGATGGTGCAACCTGGCACTCAGGGCACGCCTGGATCGCAAACACTGTTTGGCGGCATAGGCGGCGGTCTTGGCGCTGCTGGCGGCTACGCTATGGGCGGCCCGCAAGGTGCAACTCTTGGCGGTGTGGTGGGAGCAATGGCGCCGGCAGCAGTTTCCGCCGGAGCAAGGCGTTACCTCAGAAGCGGCTTGGCGCAACAGAGAGCAATTCCGACCTACGACTCGCCAACGGTCAACGCGCTGGCGGCCCAAAACGAAGCACTTTTGCGTGCGGCAATGGGCATTCCGACGTTCACAAATCAGCCCGTCAACGCCCTTGCCCCATGACCCCCCGCCCGGCCCGCCACATCATCGCCTGGATCCTGCGCCGCTTCGGTTTCGCAGGCGTGGCGCTGGCGCCGTTCGGGATCTTCATCCTAGCCGAGCACCTGCACAGCCAGCGCCTGATCCGCCACGAGCAGGCGCACTGGCGGCAGTACAAGCGCATGGGCGTAGTGCGATACTATGTTACGTACTTGTGGGGCCTCGTCCGCCACGGGTACGCCGATCATCCGATGGAGCGCGAGGCTCGCGCTGCAGAAACCGACGAGCGATTGACATGAGCCTGACCATGCAGCAGAAAGCCGACCTCGCCACCGAAGCCGCCAAGGCCTCGCCGCCAGTCGCCGTCGCTGGCGCAACTATTGCCGGCATGCCCGTCAATGACTTGGTGCTGTGGGTCACGCTGATCTATCTGGTGCTGCAAATCGGTTTCCTGCTGTACCGCTGGGGCAGGATGCACTTTCGGGGCGGGCCTGACGCCGAATGAAAGCCCGCATCGTCATCGGTGCCCTGACGCTCTCAGCGTCTGCTCTAGTCGGCATTGCCGTCCATGAGGGCTACCGTGGCGAGGCGTATACCCCAGTCAAGGGCGACGTTCCAACCATCGGTTTCGGCACCACTGCCGGCGTGAAACCCGGCGACCGCATTGAGCCTGTGCAGGCTCTGGTGCGCAAACTGCAGGATGTGCAGAAATTTGAAGGCGCTCTGAAGCAGTGCGTTCGGGTGCCGCTGCATCAGCACGAATACGATGCCTTCCTTAGCCTGGCGTACAACATCGGGCCGGGGGCGTTCTGCGGCTCGACGCTGGTGCGCCGTCTGAACGCGGGCGACTACGCCGGGGCCTGCGCCGAGATCCTGCGCTGGGATCGTTTCCGTGGTGAGCCACTGCGCGGCCTGACGCTGCGCCGGCAGGCTGAGAACCGGCAGTGCCTCGGCCAATGATCGACCGCACCATTTCCTACATTCTCGGCGCCGTGTGCGTCGGCCTAGCGGTAACGTCCGGCATGCTTGCGTGGGAACTAAACGTCGCCGAGCGATCCGAACAACGGATGCGCGCCACACTGGCCACAGAACGCGCAGAACGGGCTCAGGAACGCGAGAAACTGGTGGCCGAGGCCCTTGCCGCCAGCGAAGCCGCGCGAGCCCTGGAGGCCCGCTGGCGAGCCCAGCACACGGAGGTGCAGACCGATGCCCAAGCCAAGATCCGCGCTGCAACTGCTGACGCTGCTCGTGCCCGCAGTGCTGCTGACGGCCTGCAGCGCCGTGCCGAAATTATCGCCGCCCAGTGCGCCAATCCAACCCGCGACCGTGCCGACCCTTCCTTCGGAGGCCAGGCAGCCCCAGACCCCGGAGTGGTGCTCACCAACCTGCTCCGAGGGGTTGCGCAAGCGGCTGCAGAGCTTGCTGCCGTAGCCGACGCTCGAGGCGCTGCCGGCACTGCCTGCGAGCGGGCCTATGACGCTATAGCAGCGCCGCAGCCCCGGCGATAGCGCCGACGATCACGATGGCAATGACGAGATGCCAGATGATGTACTGGGCCGCGTCGTCGAAGTCGTCAGCGCCGATTTCGGTCGCCGCCTCGGCAGCCTCGGGATAGCGACCCTGCTGGTCGCAGCCAGTGGGAAGGCGGCTCATAGCTGCGGCCAGAACAGCAACACGCCGACAGCGGCCAGCACGGCGCAGACAATGATGTCGATGGTCAGAGCAATGTCCACAGCAGGGCTCCCAGCGCAATGCACGCAATGATAACTGCGGGCGCTGGAACGTAACGCGAACGCGGCTCCGCGATGTTGTAGCCCGTGGTGAACGTGCAGTCGGCTAGCGTGCGCGGGGTGGTGAAATGGCTGGGTTTCATGGGTTGTTACCTTCAATAAGACGGGCAATGCACCCGCCGTAGTTTGTGTTCGGGCAGTCTACGTCCCACTGGCGGGCAACCCTGGCGCAGCGCTGGCGTTCGGCGGCTGCGCCGTTCTCGCGCTCTGCTTCCATTGCCATCTTGATCACAAACCTCGTCGCCGCCTCAAAACGCTTTTCAAGCGCAACAGCGAAGCGCTGGAAGTGCGCCTCGTCGCCCCAGTGCTGGCCCGCAGTTTCGTTCATCAGGGTGGCGATTTCGTTGTCCTTCATGTCTTGCTCCTTGCCCTGATCTCCGCTGCGCACCGCTGCGCGATGCCCTCGATGCTTGCGTGCTGGTCGCAGATGTCGGCGCAGGCGGCGCGTTCCATCAGCAACCTCTCCGTAATCTGCGCGCGGAGTTCGCCCAGCAGATCCTCTGTCGTGTCGCCGTGCCCGGTGGCGTAGCCCATGCTACGCATCCATGCGGCGACTTTCTCGCGTTGGGCTGCGGCGACGATGGCGGCGAAGCGTTCTAGGAATTGCGTCGTTTTGACTGCGTATAACACAGTGTTTTTTCCGTCGTCACGACTGATTGAACCATCTTCAGTAGCGGCTTCCCGCGCCATACGCAGGATGTCTTCTTGGGTCATGTTTTGCTCCTCTCCGGCCACGATGCGGGCCGCTCGGTCCATTCGATGTCGCTCATGGTAGTCCCCACCTCTGCAGCACCCTCGGCATCCTCGGCCGTCCAAGTGATGTGCGCTGCGCAACTCCACCACTCACCGTTCCACCACCGCAGCAGCTCTAGATTACGGCGGCGGCTCGCCGGCCACCAGCCGACAGAAGGCGGTGGGCCTTTGTGCCATGTGGTCATGTCTTCCCCCTAATCCACCGCCACAGCGGCAGCAGTGCTAGTCCGTTGGAGAAGCCGCGCAGGAAAGCGCGGAGTTTCATGGCTTGTTCCTCTGTGCCAGCATGGCGTCGGCAACCATGTAAGACAACGAAGGTATTTCACCTACGTCATCTCCAGCTTCGGCACCCGCACAAAATCCCTGCATCGCCTTCGCCGCGAAGTAATCGCGCAGGGTCATGCCTTGAAAGTTAGCCATTCCGTTGGAATCACACCAAAACGGAAACGCCGGTCCTCCGGTGTCTTTCATTTCTGCTCTCCTTCCGCCCGTGCGATGGCGGCGCGGGCGTTATGCAAAGCCATACCGTATGCGTTTAAATCCTGCGCAGTGGTCAAGTCCTTCAACGCCTTTAGCAGTTCCTGATTCACCGCAACCAGCCGTCGCAGTTCGGATGCGGCAGGGTGATACAACACGTTGCCGTCACAGAACGCGGCCAGCCGCAGGGCTTCGGGTTGGTCAGCCATTGTTTCGCTCCTTCAGCTTGGCCTCGATGGCGCGGGCAAGCCAGTTCACTGACTTGTGCCCTTTGACCATCGTGTGCGACAACTCGTTGATCTCCTCCTCCGTCAGCCCCTGCCACTCACGACGATGCGTTTGTTGCAGTTGCCTGAACTCCATCAAAAACGCACATTTCTCGCAGTACAGATGAGTCGGCACAGAGTGTTCACAGACGTCACGGTTCATGCGTTCTTCTCCTTCAGCTTGGCCTCGGCGAAGTAGACGCCTTGTCTGAATGACCAGTTGCACAGGTCTTCTGTAGGCAGTTGATCTCGACCGTCATTGATCTCCCATTCCTTCAATCCTCGCCACTCGCGGCGGGGTGGGTTGCTCTTGATCTTTTGCAGCAGGGCCACCCGCTCCATGTCCCAGCCCTTCTGTTTCTCAGCCATCGTGCGGTTTGCAATGCCGTCGCACTGCGAGGCGTGGCGCAGTTGAACCTCAATCATCCCGTCGATCAGTTCAAGCTCTCGGTCTGTCCACGCCACCGGTTCCTGCTCCGTCTCGCGGCGGGGTGGGCGTGCATATAGCGGCTCGGTGTACGTTGCCGCGCGGCCTTTGCCACCGAGACCGTAATCGGTCTCCCACGCGGCCCTGCGTGCAACGCTCACGATGTCATCCGTCGCGGGGTCTCGCCACGCCCCCGGCTCCTGCTCCTCCTGCGCCAGCGCGGCGCGGAGGGCGCGGGCGTAGTGCTTCAGGTCTCCCAGATCGCCGTTCTCGTAGTCGCTCACAAACTGCTGTGCGGTTTCTCTCAGGTCAGTCATCTTTCATCCCTTGCAGTTTTTGCAACAGTTGCGCAGCGGTTTGTCCGCTGGCTTCCACCTTCTCTTTCCATGCCAAGACGTCTTGGCACTCCTTGTCCAGCCGCGCACGCACAGCCTCAATTGCCCTGTCCCAGCCTTGATCAGCGCCGGTCCACCGTATCTGCCCAAGCTCCTTCCAAATCCGCACAAGACGGCGGGTTTCAAGCCACGCCAGATCATCGGTAGTCAGTTGAAGGGGGGTGGCAATCTGCCCCCCTCCTTTGAACTCAACTTGTAAGGAATCCTTACCAGTTGCCTGCTCCTGCTGCGCCAGCGCGGCGCGGAGGGCGGGGATAACTGTTCCCGCACGATCAGCTTGCCGCCGGCTGTCGTTGCTCCAGTGAATCTCAAACAACGCCTCTAGCGCCTGCTGGGCGGCTTCTCGTAGGGTGGTCATTCCGCCTCCTCCTTCCTCTGCCGAGCCTCATAGGCCAGCACATCGACAAGCCGGTACATCACGCGCCCCTGCTGGGTGCGGCCGAGCCGGATGAACGCCGGCCCGCGCTGATTGGCGCGCCAGTGGCGCACGGTGCGCTTGGCCACGCGCCATCGCTCGGCAAGTTCCTGCTCGGTCAGCAGGGTGTCATTCGTCGTCATCGGTATTCTCCTCGGCAAACCACCAGTCCTCGATGTCAGCGGCGATGTCGTGCGCCTTGCCGGCGGCCTTGCCGTGCTCCGGGTGGCTCAACAGCGGGAACGAAAGCTCATAGATTGCCACCAGCAGGCGGTCAATGTGCTCGCGGGCGGTGCGGGCTCGGTCGTCAGCGACGGCGTACATGTCCTGCACGGCCTGCAGCCGGTAGTGCAGCGCCGCCTCGGCTTGGGTCATCACTGGGGTGCTCATACGGTGCCCTCCTCGGCCTGGACGATTTGCGGGTCGCCGGCAGGCGGTTCCTGCTCGGAGCGGATCTGGTCGGCGCGGCGCTTGGCCGCAGAGATGATGCGGTCGCGGTCAAGGCCCTTCGGGACGCGGCGCATGTCCGCACGCAGCAGTTCGAGGCCCTCCAGCGTGCTGGCGAGCTCAATTGACTCCAGCAATTCGTCAACGTCAATCAGGCCCTCTGGGGGCTCAGGCGGTGCGGGCGGTGCGGGCGGTGCGACCTCGTCCACAGTGCCCATGTCGCGCATGCGGACGGGTTCGCGGGGCTCCATGTCGCCGACTTCCTCGGGCGTGTAGGTTCCGACCAAAACGCCCGGAAACACGGTGCGGATGCCCTCAGAGATGCAGCGCGAGCGCAGCATCTGGCGGGGGTAGGACTTCCATGTCGGGTTGCGTGTCAGGCCGGCGTCCTGCGCCATCTTGACGGTCCACGCGATCTCCACGCTGCCGCCAGACGGGTGCGAGAATTTGCCGACGACCTTGGTGTCGGTGTACTCGCCCCACTCCACCTTGCCGCCTGCGGCTTGGAAGCGTGCCAGCATGGCGTCTGCACGCAGGGCGGGGCGGCCGTTGATGACATGGTAGTCACGCGCGGCGATGGCGGGGTGCAGGCCCTCAGCCTGTGCGATCAGCATCAGGGCCATTGCTTGGTCGGGCGTCTTGACTCCGAACAGGCCGCTGCGGGCCACGCTGACGGCCATGCGTTCGATCTGGTCTACGGTTGCGAGTGCGGTCACGGGTGTTACTCCTGTGGTAGTTGAACGGTTTCAACATGCTCTTTATAACCTTGGCTGCGGCCGTATTCCTTTTCAAGCATTTCATCAATTTGCTCGCCAAGCTCAATTAGCTTGGCGCGGCCGCAGTGCCTTAAAACAAATTCAAAAATTAACTCCTCTATCTCAACTCGTTTGGACATTTCTATATCTGATTTTTTGCACTCTTCGTTTCTCTCCTCAACAAGTTGATCCTTCAGGCTTTTAACCAGCAAATCATAGGCTTCAGCCATGAACACCGGCGCGTATGCGTTTGACATTGGCGCTCTCCAAAATGGGGCGGTTTCCCGCCCCGTGGGTTCAGTCAGTCAGGCCGGCGGGTTCGTCGGCGGGAATCGCCTCGGGCAGGCCCACGGTCTCCACCATGACGCCGGAAGCCATCAGCGTGATGATGTCGTCGTGCGTGGCGGGCGCGATCACGAACTGCGGCGTGACGTGGCGCAGCACGTCTGCTGCGGTGTAGGCCCGCACCAGTCGCTCGTTGCCCTCCGCGTCCATTACGGCCCAGGCCTTCAGGGTGCGCACATAGGTGCGCTTCTTGGTATCGCTCATTTCTTGCTTTCCGCGAGACGCCGCAGCGCCTCGACTTGGGTGCCGACCTGCTGCAGGAAAGACGTAACCTTGGCTTCCAGGTCGGCAATGAAGCCAGGGTCACGGTTGATCCGCTGAATGTGCAACTGCAGTTCAACGGGCATCCGGGGATCGAAGGAAACAAAATCGCACCACTGGCGGCCAGTGATCCACATCTGTCCCTGCACCTGCGCGGCGTGCTCTGACGGCATGCCGTTAAGCAGCGTTTCGATATGCACGGCGCTGTTGAACGGGCACTTGATCTCGATCAGCCCGTCCCAGTCCACCAAGCCATCCGGGCTGCAGCCCGCCAGCAGCGTGTCGTGCGCGACGAAGCCGGTTTCCTCGACGCTGGTGCCGGTGACGCGCTCGTAGGCTGCGCGCGCTGCGGGTTCCTGCTCGGTGCCCCACTGCATCGCGGCGGTGGCGTAGCGCTGCGCCGGCTGCTGCGTCAGGCGCTCGACGACCAGTTCGGTGGCGTAGTCGCGCTGGGCCTGCGCCGGGGCGCCGGATTTCAGCGCAGCAATGGCGTCCTTGAACCGGGACGCCGTGGCTTTGCCGATGCGGGCGGCGTACCAGTCGGCAGTGCGCTGGTCTGCGGTTTCGAGGATCATTCCGTCCGCTCCTCGTCAATGATGCTGATCTGCTCGGGCTTGCCCTCGCTGGCAGGAAACAACGCGATCTTCGTCTCTCGGCCGTCAGCGTCCGTCAGGACGATGTGCCGCCAGGTGTAGCCCTCAGCGCTGATGCGACGGTCGGCGCGCACGCTGACGATCTGGTGGATGTGGATGGTGGTCATCTCAAATCTCCCAGTCATACGGGTCAGAATCGGGCTCGCTGCAGGCGAACATCGCGTCTGCGATCTGCTGCACCCGGTGCTCGTTGTGCGCCAGAAACCGCGATTGCAGCTCGAAACGAGCCGCATCGGCCTGAGCCCGCGTGCCGGCAAACAGGCATGCCAGCAGGACGTCTGCGTGAGCCGCCGACATGTCCTCCTCGCGGACGTTCATGACGTCGAACGCGGCGCCCTCGCGGGCAGTCGAGACAACTGAGAACCACAGTTGCCAGTCTGCTGGGCAGGCCAGCAGGTGGTCGCGGGCCTCGGCTTCGTTTGGGTGGTCTCCGTTGTAGCCGGGAGGGTATGCGGGCCACGTGGCTTCATCGCCAGGCCCGTAGGTTGTCGTGTACATTGTCTGGACTCCTGTGTCGCGCTCGCATCGGCGCCGACGCATCATGCCACTTTGTGCCGCTCTGCGCCTATTGTTGACAGAATTGCGGGGGCATTCTGCGCGGGTTGACTGCGGCAGCGTGGCGGGCTGACACTTGCGGCCCCGACAGGAGGACAAAGTGACCCCCCGACAACGCGACGCACTACACGTCGTCATGAACTACCAGCCGGTGACGACGGCAAACGTGGCCGCCCACTTGGGCGTGCAGAAGAACGCCGCCAACAGATACCTGTTGCATCTGAAGCAAGCCGGTTTCGTGGTCGCGGACGCGATCAACAAAAACAATGTCTGGTATCGGGCGACGCGCCAAGCGGAGGTAGGCGCGACCGCGCGGCAGGCGTATGAGCAGGCGCCGTCAGTCTGGGCGTATGCGGCGCGGTGCGCCGCGCAAGGGGCGAAGCGATGAGAGGCCGCCGCACCCTGCGCGAGGTCATGCAAGACCATCAGCGCAGCGAGGACACCCTCGCCGCCATCTGGGGCAAGCCGCGGCGTGAACTGCCGATACCGCCCGAGCCCCCGAAACGCGCCCCAGCGAAGCCCAGCGGCGAGCCGTCAGAGGCGCAGATCCTGCGGGCGATTCTGTCGCTGCTGCGGCATCACCCGAAGGTCGCCAGCCACTGGCGGCAGAATTCCGGCACCTTCGCGGAGCGCAACCGGGACGGTTCGACGCGGTACATCCGGGCGAACACCGCCAAGGGCATGTCAGACATCATGGGCGTGCTGAAGGACGGCCGCACGCTAGCCATTGAGGTCAAGAGCCGCACTGGGCGCATGCGGCCCGGGCAGAAGGAGTTCCTTGCCACGATCCGGCAGGCCGGGGGCGTGGCGGGGGTTTGCCGCAGTGTGGACGATGCTGTGAGGCTGCTGGGTGACGCATGAGAAAACTGCTTCAACTTCCAAAAAAAGCAGATCGAATCTATAGAAAACCCCTGCGCACGTTTAAGGAAATGGCAGAGGAATTTGGTGTAAGCGAACAGGCTTTGGCTGTTTTTTTGGGGACAAGAGACGGTCCGAAACCGGAAATAAGATCAACAGGGAACTGCGTTGTAAATAGGACATGGTACGACCCGACTGAAATGCGCCGCTGGTGGAAAAGTATTCAAGAGCCAAAGGGTGACGCATGACTCGCAAGCGCAGCACCTACCGCCCTCGAGGCGTCAACCCCACGGCGCACCTTGTGGCCATCGCAGGCGCCGCCCTACTCACCCGCGACGACCGCACAGTCTGGGCGCTTCAGATGTACGACGCACTCGACGCAGTGGCCAAGGGCAAGGCCCAGCGCCAGCAGTGGGGCGTGATTTTCGACGCCGTGAATCTGGCGGAGGAACTCACGCGCATGGGCCTGGCATCCGACCCTGACGGCGTGATCGCAGACGCGCAGGCAGCGTGCGCCGAGATCATCCGCCGGCAGCAGGCGACGGGGACGCGGGCGGTGCGGGCCGGGGAACTGGCGGCGCTGCGGTGTCTTGAAGTCGCCATGATCGACATCTTGGCCGCAGTCACGCACTCGGAGCGGCTCCGCGCCGAGGTGCGCATCCGGGCTCGGACGCGGGAGGCGCAGGCCGGCAGGATTTCGGGCGCCGAGGTGATTGATCCGGCGGTTTTGGAGGGGAAATGAAAGTACTCGTAGCCTGCGAATACAGCGGCACCGTGCGCGATGCGTTCCGTGAGCGCGGGCACGATGCGATGTCGTGTGATTTGCTGCCGACAGATGCGCCGGGGCCGCACTATCAAGGCGATGTGCAAGAGATATTGCGCGACAGCTGGGATCTGATGATCGCGCACCCGCCCTGCACGTACCTGAGTGTCAGTGGCATGCACTGGATGCGGCGCGGGTTGCGTGATGAGCAACTGACTCACGATGCGCTGACGTTCGTACACATACTGATGGATGCACCGATTCGGCGCATTGCCGTTGAGAACCCGGTCAGCATGATTAGCACATGGATTCGCAAGCCTGAGCAGATCATCCAGCCGTGGATGTTCGGGCACGATGCGTCGAAGAAAACCTGCCTGTGGTTGCAGAATTTGCCGCCATTGCGGCCGACGCAGATCGTAGAGCCACGCATCGTCAACGGACGGAAGCGCTGGGGCAACCAGACCGACAGAGGCCAGAACAGACTTTCGCCGTCGCCGGATCGTTGGAAGATCCGCAGCACAACATATAGCGGCATCGCCGCAGCGATGGCCGACCAGTGGGGCAACGAATGACAACGAAACTCGATTTCTCAGCGCTCGCGCAGCGCCTGCTCATCAGCGCCGACACGCTGGTCCCCCAGTGGCTTCCTGGCGGCAAACGCCGGGGCCACGAGTGGATGTGCGGCGATCTGGCCGGCGGTGAGGGCGACTCCTGCTCCGTCAACCTGCTCAGCGGACGCTGGGCCGACTTCGCCGCTGGCGACAAGGGAGGCGATCTGATCGACCTGTATGCGGCTATCCATGAGATTGATCTGGGCGAAGCGTATCGCCAACTGGACGGCACGCCAGCAGCGCCAGCGAGGCCGCAGCGCCCAGCGAAACCGCAGCGGCAGGTTATCACGCCGGTCCCCAGTGAGGCTGCGGACTGCGACTGCAGGCATCCCATATTCGGCGACCCGTCGCAGATATGGACGTACTACGACGGCAACGGCGACGTTCTGGGCTACGTCGCCCGCTACGACCCGCCCGGGGAGCGCAAGCAGATCGTCCCCTGGACGTTCAGTACCGACGGCTGGGGCATGGGCCAGTGGCCCGTCCCGCGACCGCTGTACCGCCTGCAGGAACTGGAGGCCCGCCCCGAGGATCCGGTGCTGGTGGTCGAGGGCGAGAAAGCCGCCGACGCAGCGGCAGGGCTGACGGGCTCGCCTTACGTCTCATGCACCTGGCCCGGGGGCGCGCAGGCGCTGGGCCGCGCGAACTGGCAGACGCTACGGGGCCGGAAAATCCTCCTGTGGCCCGACGCGGATCAGGCCGGCATCGAGGCTATGCAGCGCCTGGCGGCCATCCTGGCGCCTATCGCCAGCGAGGTCAAGATCATCGACCCCACAGGCCAGCCTGACGCATGGGATTGCGCCGACAGCGGGTGGACCCGATGGTCCGACGCTCGGGCCTGGATTGCGCCACGGGCAGCGCTGTACGGGCCGCCGGCACCGGAGCCCGCAGAGCCAACGCCGGCAGAGCAGGCGGTGGCGGCGCGGGACGTCAGCACGCTGGAACCGGCAGAATGGTACGCGCGCTGGGCTTATATGATGCCCGACGATGGCTTCTTCGATCTGGTGGAGCGCACCGAGGTAAGCCGCTCAGCGTTCAACGCCCTGTATCGCTCGGTCAGGTGCCATTCAATCCACGCCAGCACCAGCGGCGCGGCGCGCAAGATCGAAGCCTCCGTCAGCTTCGACGAAAACCGCGCTGCAATGGGCGCCCGCGTCCTGGCCGGCGCGACCTACGCGCCTGGGGCGTCAACGCTGTGCGAGCATCAGGGGCAGGCTTTCGGTAACAAGTGGCGCGACGGCAGGCCCGTGATTACCAGCAGCATCGACCCGCAGCCGTGGCTGGATCACGTTGAGAGACTGATCCCTGATCCTGCAGAGCGAAACCACATGCTCGATGCCTTCGCTTTCAAAGTGCAGCGCCCCGGGGTCAAGATCAACCACGCGATCCTGATCGGCGGCGTGCCTGGCGCGGGGAAAGACAGCATGATCGCGCCCCTGCTTTACGCCATCGGCGGCGAAAACAAAACCAATTGCGCCTCAGTCGAAACCGCAGAATTACAGGATCAATGGGGATACTATCTAGAGAACGAGTTGATTATTTTTAACGAACTGCGGCAGAGCGAGGCTGTGGACCGCAGGGCGCTGGAAAACCGCCTGAAACCGATTCTCGCAGCGCCGCCGGAACTGCTATCGGTGCAGCGGAAATTTGCGCATCCGATACAGGTGCGGAATCAAGCGCTGGTGCTGGCGTTTTCGAACTACCGCGATGCAATAGCGATACCGTCAGATGACCGACGATGGTATGTTTTGTGGACAGATGCGCCCAGAATGACCGAGGAGGAATCCACGCGCCTGTGGGGCTGGTTCGCCGCGGGCGGACTGCAAGCCGGGGCGCTGTATTTGCGGCAGCGGGATGTGTCGCGTTTCGCGCCCGGGGCCACGCCGCCGTGGACCGAGGCGAAACAGATCATGGTCGCCACCAGCCGCAGCGGAGCGGAATCGTGGCTGGTGGACCGCATCGAGAAGCGCATCGAGGAATTCCGCCTCGGCGTCATCAGTGGCCCGTGGCAGCCGCTGGTGGATCGCCTGCAGAATCAGGCGCCCCCGCATATCAGGCTGAACCTGCAGGCCCTGCAGCATGCGCTAGCTGAAGCGCGGTGGCAAGACCTCGGCATGTGCAAATCGCGCGCCAACCAGACCTCGCGCCACTGCTGGGCGTCGCCGGATTGGCGCGGGACGAAATCGGACGCGCGCGACGCGACCGAGACGCATTTAGCGGCTATGCCGACGCCGATGCGGCGCGTGGTCTGACCGGCTCCGCGCGCCACTCCAGCGCAACGCTGGCGGGTGCGTGGCGCCAACGCCCGTACATGGCCAAAACAGCGGCGTCCTCGGCCAGATACCACGCGCGCAGGGCGTCGCGGTCGAACAGGGCGCCGAAGCTGCACGCCTCGGCGGCGCGCCAGGCGGCGATTGGGTCGACGCCGGATTCTGCGAAAAAACGTTCAGCGGCAGCGATTCCGGCAGCGCGCAGATTGGGCGGCGCGTCGCAGTGGGTCAGGACAAGCATTCTCGATGCTCCGAAAAAAGGCCCCCGGCAGCGATGGGCGCACGATCCGGGGGCGAAGCCGGCAGAGCCGACAGGAGGAGACAACGGTCCCGAGAGGGACCGCGCGATTATAGGTCCAACAGGACCGCCAGCAGCAGGGCCAGCAGGATTGCGAGGAGGGCCAAGATCACGGCGCACCCGTCAGAAAACAATTACGGCGCAACCCCACGGGTAGCAATGATCTGTCTCGCCATCAAAGACCCCGGCAGAGACGTAATTCTCAACGGCCATGCGGACGTGATCAAATTCCGCTTGCGTCGGGTCCTCCCAAATCTGCTCCGGCGTGCGCCCCGGGCCGCTGACGGCGTGAATCGCCATGGCTACGGCCGGGTGAGTCTCGCGGCTGGCGGCCCACTCGCGGCTAACGGTGGGGGT